TTGGAGAAGAGATCAGGAGACCACTTGATATGAAAGTTACTACGATCAACAAAGATGCTATCATAAGAAAGCTGGATCATAAAGTAGCTATTACAATGAGAGCTTTGTTGCAAGACATACACGATGAGTTTGAACAACAACAAGGCGTAAGCATTATAGAGCAAGGAACAGGTATGCCTGTGCCAGAGGATATTGAAACATACATGAAATATAACTATCGTGAAATGGTAGAGGAAACTGCACAAGATGGTTTAGAATATGTAATAAATAGATACAATGTAAAAGATATATTCAAAGAAGGATTTAGGGATTTACTTGTAACAGGTAAAGAGTTTTACAAAGTTGAAATAGTCAATGGAGACCCAAGAGTAAGGAGAGTAGACCCAAGAGCATTGATATATGATTTAAACAGTGACTCAGAATATTTAGATGATGCTTGGTGGGTTGCAGAGGAAAGATACATGACTGTAAATGAAATCATAGATGAGTATCGCAACTATCTAACTCCAGACGATGTATATAAATTAGAAGATATAAGACAGTCTACACCAAACCAGCTTTCTGAAAGATATTCAAGCCCTAACAGTTGGTATTATAAAGAATCTGACAATGATACATCAGCTAGAATTAAGGTTATCATGTGCGAGTGGAAGTCTATAAGACAGATTAAAGTAAAAGTCAGTCCGAATAAATATGACCCAGACGCACCATTTATTAAAATATTACCACCTGATTACAAGCCGAAAAAATCAGATTTAATTGAAACAAGATACATATCAGATATATGGGAGGCTACTAAGATTGGCCCAGATATTATGATTAAGTGCAGAAGAAGACCTAATCAAATAAGATATGAGAGAGATATATCAAATACATCATTAAGTTATTTTGGTTGTGTAAGAAACAATATTGATGGCTCTACAATCAGTGTTGTAGATTCTTTGAAAAACATACAATTACTATATAATATAGTTATGTTCCATATAGAATTAGCTATGGCTCGTTCTGGTGGTAAGTCTGTAGTTTATGATACAGCTCAAGCACCACAAGGTATGGACTTCTCTACTATTATGTACCATGTTAAAAATAGTGGTATAATACCTATCAACACTCAACTAGAGGGTAATCAAATGGCAAACTTTAATCAGTTTAGTCAGGTAGATTTTACTTTATCTAATTCAGTTCAACAGTTGTTGAATCTAAAAATTATGTTAGAGGATACTGCTGATAAGATTACAGGTATAAACAAAGAAAGACAAGGTGTTATGAAAGGGTACGAAACTGTAGGAGCTTCTGAAAGAAGTGTATTTCAGTCTAGCCTCATAACTCAACCTATGTTTTATATACACAGTAAGTTGATAGAAAGAGTTTTAAATCATTCTGCAAATCTTATGAAGATATGTTGGAATGAAAAGGATAGCATGTCTTATGTGTTAGGAGATATAGGTGTACAAATGTTTAACATAGATGATACTATACAGTATTCTGACTATGGCGTTTTTGTAAATACTATGACTTCTGAATCACAAAAGAAAAGAGCTATAGAGTCTTTAGGTCAGGCTGCTTTAAGTTCTGGACAAATAGGATTCTTAGAAATGATTAAAATTGTAAACGCAGAAAGCGCTCAGTCTGCAGAGACTGTATTAGAGAAAGCTATACAATCTATAAAAGCACAACAACAACAGCAGCAACAACAACAAGCTGAATTAGAGCAAGCGAGGTTGCAGCAAGAACAATCTAAGATGCAGCAAGAGATGGATATAGTAAATGCTAATAACGAAACTAAGATACAAGTAGCTCAAATTAATTCTGGTTCTAATGAAAGAGTACAAAAGACTAAATCAGACTCAGAAGAAGACCAGTTAGTATCTAAAAATATACAAGAGTTAGATATGGCTGCTTTAATGGACGAAGCCAAGAGAAGGTAGTTGTGAAACGACAAATAAATTAGTAAATTGCAAAAAATTATGTTATGGAATTAGAACAAGAAAACCAACAAGAAATAAATGAAACTCCTGTAGAAACTACAACTGATGAGCAGGCTGGAGAAGAACAAAGTTTTGACCCGTCAGCTTTTAGTAGTGTCGATGAGGAACAACCGCAAGATGAGGCTCAAGAGACAAGCGCTCTTGCAGAAGCTCAATCAACGGAAGAAGAAGTCCAGGAGGAAGAGACTGTTGGTGAGTCTGAGCCTGAAGCTCCAGAAGTGGAGGCTGAAGCTACTGATGAAGTTAGCGATAATGAAGGTGAGACCGAAACAGAAGAAGATATTACAGATTGGTCTCTTGACTCTGAGGCTGATGAGGATGTTAAAGAAGAGGTAGATGATGAAGAATTACCCAGCTTAGAAGAAGACTTAGAAGAGGTTGAAGCTGAGGCTGAGCAAGAGTTAGAGATACCAGAAGAAACATGGGAGTTGGTTGCTGAAAAACTTGGTTTAGAAGCCGATGATGTGGACGATTTAGTAGAACAAATCACTAGAGTCGTAAGCACAGCAACAGTACAAGATGACACAACTTCTAATATAAATAATCTGCTAAAGCTAGGAGATGAGGACTTAATGAAGAAAGAGCTAGAAGCTCAAGGGTTCTCAAACGAAGAGATAGAAGATGAAATGTTTGCTATAGTAGAAGGTAAACAATTAAAGAGAGAAGCCCGTAGAGTTCGTAGAGAACTTCAAGGAGCTTTGACTCAACATAAACAGCAAGCGATTGCTATGCAGGAGCAAGAAGAGGCTCAAAGAGCAAATCTTATCCAAGACAACCGCAAAAAACTATGGAAACATCTGTCAAAGACAGACAACATGTTGGGCGGAAAAATTAATCGCAAGCAGCAGGAAGACCATTACAAATATATTGCTAGTGGTACTTTCGAAGACGAGATAGCCTCAAGTCACGAAGCAATGGCACAAGCTGCCTGGCTTTGGAGATACAGAGACCAAATCGTCAAAAACATGAAGAGAAATGGGTTTGAAAGAGGTAAGAAACACGTTCTTGATACGTTAACTAATCCTGACTTAGGTAAAAACACGCCAGTTCCTGAACCAGAAACAGGCTCGTTTAATCCAGAAAGGTTTATGTTTGACAATCAAGGAGGTATGTAAGTATTAATTTTATAAAACTCATTAACAAATGAAAATTTCTAGAGGAACTTATGACAGTTCTACCCTTGAATCGAATGCGTTAGTGACCAACTTGTTGAAGTATCCTGAGATTTCTAAGACGTTAATCCGTCAGTTTCCTCAGTATTCATTGACTTACTTTACAGAAGGTACAGGTCGATGGGCAAAAGAATCACTTATTGGACACAACAAATTCGAATGGTTTATCCAAGGACGTTTAAATCGTCCATCACACTTAGTATCAATCGACGGTGACGCTACACCAGCAGGTAACGTAGTTGCTGCAGGCGTACAAGTCACACTTACAGTAGAAGAAGACTTCTTAAATCCTAACGATGTTGTTCGTTTAGCTGATGGCAACCAGTTCGTTTTAGTATCTGGACCAGTTGCTAATGGTGCAGACTTCGATTATCAAGCTATTGGTTTAAACAGCGACCAGTCTATTACATTTGGCGCTGAAGTAGATGTAGCTAGCTCTATCGTTGGTACTGTAGGTTCTGCTTTCCCAGAAGGGTCTAAGCAAGGATACGAAAACCACGTATATCCAGACAAATATGTGAACTTCTTAACTACTTTCCGTAAGGCTAAGACAGTTACAGGTTCTGCTTTGACTGATATTACTTGGATTGAAAATAACGGCCAGCGTTTGTGGTACTTCACAGACATGGATAACGTTATGAATGAATTCTTATACCAAAAAGAATTAGCTTTCTGGTATGGTAAATCATCTATGGATGCTACGGGCAACAACTACGCTCAAGGTATCGTAACTGGAGACGGTCTACTTGCTCAAGTATCAGGTTCTAACACTGCTAACTACGGTGGTATGACTTTAACTGAGAAGCAACTAACTCAGTTCTTAGCTGACTTATCTTACAACTCAGGAGCTAAAGAAGGACGTTACATGATGTTCACAGGAACAGGTGGTCGTCTAGCATTCCACGAAGCTATGAAAGAATTTGTTAAATCAGGTTCTGCATTAGTATACGACGTAGATGCTGGTCGTGACTTAACTGTTGGTGTAAACTATACATCATACGTTGCTTTAGGTATGGAAATCATGTTAGTACACTGTCCATTATTCGATGACCCTAACTTACACTCTGACTTAGACCCTGTTTCAGGATTCCCTAAAGAGTCGTTTAGAATGGTGTTCCTTGATATGGGTGTACAAAACGGAGTATCAAACATCGAGGTGAAAACTAAAGGTGCTGGTGGTATCGACCGTGGTATGATTATCAAGTATTTACCTGGTATGGTAAATCCTTTTGACCAAAAATCAATGATGGCTACATCTGCTTATGATGGCTTCCAAATGGAAATGCTTTCTGAAAGTGGAATTATTGTACGTAACCCATCATCTTGTGGTCAATTAATATTCTAATAACAAAAACTGAAAGATATGGCAATACAAGAACAAGTTGAAATTAGGTTTACAAACCCTAAAAAAACTAACAGCGTGACGTGTAATCCGTACTATGATAGTTCAGGTGTACAACGAGAGATTAAAACTCCAGAAGGTGTGCCCCGCTCTATTAGACAGACTACGTCAAAAAAGATTCTCAATCTAAGCATACCTGCACAGAGAGAGGAGTATGAATTTTTAAAGGACCATCCATTTGTAGTTGGTAAAGAACCTTTGTTAAAAGTTGTTAATAAGAAGATAGAGTCTGAAAAGACGATATCAACTTTCGATTTACAATTCGATGCATTAAAGGTTGTTAAAGACTTACAAGGCAGTAAGCTTGTAGACTTCGCAAGAGTTTGTGGTTTCACAACAACAAACACTTCTGAGACTGTAATCAAAGCTAAACTATACGAGATGGCAGAAAAGTATCCTACAAAACTTATCCAGATGTGGGGTGACAAAGATAGAGCGCTTAAAGCGTTGTTACACAAGGGTAAAGAACAAGGCGTATTTAAAGTTGACGGTAAGACAAAAGCTTGGAAGTATAACCAAGAGTCTATCGGAACAACTGTAGAGCACGCAGTTCTGTGGCTTAAAGACAATAAGGACTTGATGCCTTCTATCAGAAAACAACTAAAGGACTAATATGACCTTTGGAGAAATGCATGACTTAGTCGACGTAATACTCGACAAATCGCAAACTGCTTATTTTGAGCCCAGTGAGAAAGACACCTTTCTTAATCTGGCTCAGAATGAGTTGGTTAAAAATAGATATAAGCTTTTCGAAGTAAACGAGAAACGTAGGGAGGATTTACTTCCGTTGGTTAGACAGTTTGCTTTTGTTGGAACAAGTGTTATAAACTTAGATATAGTTCCTGACTTTTTTCTTATATTGTCTTTGAAAGGAGACTTTTTAATATGTGGAGAAGAACAGGAAGTGGCTCTCAGACCTCGAAAGTTTGATGAGATATACAGGACTTCTGAAGACCCTTTTAACAGGGTAGACGACGACCATCCTGCATATGTAATGTTTAATAACGGTGTCAACAATATAATTGAAATTAGACCAACAACACAAGTTGTCGTTGCAAACGGGGAGCTGACATATCTAAAAAGACCACTTGCTATAGATGGAGAAAACAACCCAAACTCTGTTCCTGAGTTGCCTGAGCATACTCACGAAGAGATAGTAAACATAGCTTCAAGAAAAATGATGCTAACGGTAGAGGCTCCAACATATCAAGGACAAGGTGGCGAGACGTTAATGCAAGAATAATATAAAAAATTTAAGATAGGTAAGAAATGCGAAAAAGTATTATTAATTATTAAATCCTAAAAAAATGGGTATCAATCGTAGAAAAAATTCTGGTAGTAGAAAATACTACATATCAGAGGCTTATGGTGCAACCGACTTTGAGTACGGTGAAATTTGTAAGCTAGGTGCTGATAGCACTAATGGATTTCTAAAGTTAGACGGCGAATCATACGCTGGTCCACTAGAAATTCGTAAAGACGACTTCATCGGAGTATCTAGAGTAGCTGCTGCTGCAGGTGCTGGTTGTGTTTTAACAATCAATGCTGATGCAATCACTAATTTAGTTGTAGGAAGTGAAATCAACTTTACTATTAAAAACATTATACTAGACGATAGAGCTGGTGGTCAATTAATCAAGAAGACTTTTAAGTTGATTATGACTGCTGCTGATATTGTTTCTGACCAAACGTTAAACGACAGAATTTTAGCAGAAATGCAAAACTTCTTCGGAACTGTTGCTCCTCACTATGTTGTTGCTGAGGCTTCAACTACTTCAGTTACAGTAACAGATAACATTGGTGGTTCTTTAGCTCACTCTAAAGTAAATGGTTACTTAGAGGGTGAAGTAGACTTAGGTTTCGAAACTAACGACGCTACACAAATCTCTGGTACAGTTGCTGCTGGTACAAAACCAGAAGGTGTAAGAGGTGTAATCAACAGATACATCGACGAAGCTGACTTCTCAACAGGAGATAGCTACACAACTGTAACTATCGAGTATTGGGACAGAGACGCAGACGGACGTGCAAGAGGTGACGTAATGGTTCGTAACCAAGCAGTTATCTATTTTAACGAAACTGATATTGCTGCAAGAAGTGGTACTTCAGTTGCTCACTTAAACTCATTGGTTGACCACCTTTCGGCTTTCGGTGGAGTAGGTGAGGGTGACGCTATCAACTTGACTTCTGAGGCTGGTACTGCAGCTGCTGAAGCTGAGACTAGAATCCCTGTAGGAGCTTTATCAGTAGTTTGTACTCCTGATGCTAACAACGAAGACATCTTCTTGACGGCAGGCGCTCCTATTGGAACGAAGGTTATAATCGCAAATGCTGGTGGTGCTCACACTGTTCAAGTGAGAAGTGTAGGTACTGCAGAAACTCTCGACGCTGGAGCTAACGTAGATATCGCTGCTGGTAAAATTATTGTATTATATAAATATGACGCTACAAAGTGGATTAACTCCGCTGCAATGTCATAATAATAATTACTTGTTTTGGTTAACGGAGGTGCTGGTACGCCAGCCCTCCATTACCTTTTTTCTATATGCCAACACTGAACGAAATATCATATAATATTCTAAACATTGCTAGAAGCGGTATAGCGACTGACGATGATAGAATAAGTATGAGACAAATAAAGTATTGGGTAAGGTATCACAGAGCTTTGATTGTAAAGCAATTAGCTCAAGCTAATCAATATCTGGAGCCACAATACTTTCAAGACATGGGATGTGTAGAGTTAGAAGAAGTAGACAAAGCTTCTTGTCCTGACCCAGCTTGGGGATGTGACATAAAAAAAGCAGTAATACCTAAGATAATAACCTTCTCAAGAAAGAAGGCTACATCTTTTATAGGCTTGATTGACAAGCAAACACCAATAACGTTAACAACTCCAAATGTTGTAGCGTTTGCGAAACATAAAAAATACACTAATAAGATGCGTAGAGCGTATTTTATTAATGACGATTTGTATGTAGAGTTCGACAACACATTGTATAAGGACTTAAAATACATAAACATAAGAGCAATATTTGAAGACCCTATGGTCGTAAACTTTTGCGATGAGTCAGGAGGATGTTCTTGTTTATCTGATGATGACGAGTATCCGTTGCCTCTAAACATGATAGAAAAAGTAACGCAGGATGTAATAGCTAAGGAGATTAGACCTATTATTACATTCCCTAATGACCAGTTAAATGACGCAAAAGATGTCGATGTTACGGTTGACAAACAGGCCACCCGATAACCACGGATATGTAGGTATAAAGCATTTAGCACAAATGTCTTTACCACATATTAGAAAGAACAAAACTTGTAGCGAGAGGTTGTTCAGAAAGGTTGTAAGGTTATATTTTAAAAAAGCTTTTGAAATTGCACAAAAGGGTATAAAAGAAACTTCGGAGCAAGCTAAGAAAAATTATCAAACAATTATAGGAACTTATAAACCTCCGAAGACTAC